TTATCTATTCGCCATGCAGTCCCCGCAGCAATAGGTGTGGCAGATGGGGCAAAGACCGTCTGTGTGGATGTGCTTATGAGTGGTAACAGTTTCGGCGGTTTTGATTTCTGCCAGCTTGTAGCAGCGAGTGAGGTACTCTTTATATTCTTCGATCGTCTCGGCCAGCTTGTCGGAGCGCCAAACTTTATTTGCAGCATCCCATTTCGCGTAAAGATCGGATTTAATGACATCGCGCATTTCGTAAGTTTTCCCCGAGATCGTTCCGGCTTCGGTATCGATGATGATGGTATTTCTGCCTCTGCTCATTTCGTATTTCATTGTGTTACCTCCGTTTTTTTCGTTTTCCCCTTACCTCTTGTCTATATTATAATATAATTGTACAATTATTTCAAGTGGTAAAATAACCATAGTTGTACAATTATATTTGTGCAAGTTTTATAGTTGTACAATTATTTTATTGTGCTATAATAAGATTGAGGTGATAACATGGGAAAAGCTCAAACAAGGGCCAGCAATAAATATGCAGGCAAAACATATGATCAAATCCGATTGCTCGTTAAAAAGGAAAACGGCGGAAAGGAGCGTATCAAGGCGCGAGCCGATGAGTTGGGAATGTCTATCAATTCGTACATCAATTTGTTAATTGACCGTGACATTCCGATTGAATAGTTATAATTGTACAATTATAACTAAAACATTCTTTCGATTTGTGCATTTTACCGCTTGATATACTTGTACAATTATATTATAATATAGATACAAGGTAAGGGAAAACAAAGTCAAGCGAGCGAAGGGAGATCACGACATGACTAACATCGACATCCGCAAATATCTTAAAGACGAGACTATGCAAGCCCGGATCGAATACAAGGTGGCCGAACTGGGACTGTCTGAGCGCGTGGATTCTGTGACCGAGGAAATCGCATTAGATTACGACGCGGGTAAAATGCAGGACACCGACCCGTTTGGATTCCCGCGAAATGAGCGCGAGCCGCACGTTGTAGCCCTCGACGAGCTCATCTTTAATATCCAGTATATGGCACGACAAGAATACTTTAAGCAAATGAATAAAGATGACGCTCTCGCAATCGCCCGTGGTCTGTACGCCCTCCAATACGTCAAAGGTGCGAGCTGGACTGTGCGGGCAAGCATCGTTGGCGGCGAGCAAATGGACCTCAGCTCGTTTTTGATTGCCTACAACAATGAGCATTCGGACGACCCTATCAGGTATAGTCTCCCAGGCGTTGAAATTTAAAAAAGGAGGGCAAATCATGAAGATCCAAGTCGGAGTCGGGTACGTTGCGGTCGATCGCGGGCACAATCCCCCGACCTATCATTTTAAGGCGGATGCAATCATCAATATTGTCGGGTCATACGGAGTAACCGGATCTGGTAACTGCCAGCGCCGTACCATCGATGTGGCAGTCCCAGACTGGGTGTCCACGAGCGAAAAATATCCACCGGAAATGGGCATCCCTGGTCGCAACTCCAAGACCGGAACATCTGATATGTGCTTTGTGGTCTGCGCGCATCCACAAGAGGCCGAATCCAAATATTTCGGCGCAGTCGATCAGGACGCGCTGATTGATAAAGCGATTGCTGGCGGTATGCTCCTCATCTACCCGGACATAAACGGAGATATGCGCTCCATCCCTGTAGCGATCTGTCGAGATTAATTTATTAGGTCTTGCATTTTTACAAAAATCATGTATACTGTAATTGTCAAATCCAACTTTAAAATTGGATTTGTGGATTGAAATTGAGAAAGTATCCTATATCCTAAGGAAAAGGGCGGGCGCTAAAACGCCCGCCCTCTGTCTTTTTTATTGCAGTGAGGGAGGTCAGAGCATGTACCAACCCGCACACAAACGGCTTGCAAAACTGACCGCCATTGAGCTTGACCGCGAAAAGGCTGATGAGCTGCGGGATTACTTTTGGAGTCATAAGCCCCCGGAGATCCTTCCGCCGCTTTTTGACGAGTACGTGATCCGTATCACCTACTCGGCAGAGTGGATTCAAAAAAATTTTGGAGGTCAGCTCCCGCTCGGATCAACGAGTCAGGAAATATATGTCTGCCATGACACACCAACCAAAACCTATCTGCTCTCTTATATGGAGGGTAAAAAACAGGTACAGGTAACGTTTGATTATAATGACACAGTGGAGGATGATAAAGGCCGCCTATCCTTGCGGTACAATGTCGAGACATTGATGCCTATCACTGCATGGGCCAGCGATGACGAACTCCACCAGGAGGCTAACGATATTATTAACCTCTATCGCTATGTGACCTTTTATTTGCTCTATTACCGCCCGGATGTTGAGTATGCGGATCGCCCCGTGAGCCGCTCGTCCCGGCCCCGTACCAACCGGGGAACCGGCAAGCAGGCAAACACGTTTGTACTGCGGTCAAAAGTCCGGAGATACTCCATCGACCGGCACGAGATCCCAACCGAGCGAAACTACCGCAAATTTGCATGGTCAGTGCGCGGCCATTATCGCCGTGGTAAAAACGGCAAGCTGATTTATGTTACCCCGCACCAGGCAAGGCGGCGGAGCTCCGGGGAGCGGGCCGCGCCCCGCAAGTACGTTATCAAGACATAAGATAAGACGTACCAGCCGAAATAATCGGCTGGTACGTCTTTTTTATTTGATAAATGTATTTGCCGCCAGCAGGCCGACGATCGCCCATTGCAGGATGATCCCCACAACCTGATCCCAGCGTTTTGCAGGCTTGTCCTTTAGCTCCTTAACGTCGCTCTTGACCTCTGCCAGCGTCGCCATAATCGTCTGGTAGTCCTTTCGGCTGCCCGCCGCATCGATTTTTAGCTCCTCAAAACGATTATAAAACTCTCTATGTGTGTTTTGATTGCGCAAGCTGTCCTTTTCCAACGCATCCACCCGTTTCTCAAGCTGGCAGTTTTCGCACGACATCGGCTCACCCCTTATACTTATTCATAAGCATCTGTAAATCAGATATCAGGCCGTTATAATCGGCCTGGATCGCGTCCCGCTCGGCCACTACGGATTCGTATAGCGCCGCATAGTCCGGCCCGTCCTGCGGCATCTCCGGGGCCTCAACATCATCGGGATTGTACCAGCCTCCAGAATAGCCCTTGATGGTCTGGCCCTCTCCCACAAACCACACGTCGTCCGGGTCTATCGTGCTGTCCGCCAATCCTCCCGCGCGTTTGTATTCCGCCAGCGTGTTGATGATCCGGTTGTTGGCCGTTACCGATACCCCATAGGCCAGCGTTGGGAATTTGGTATCTGTGTCAAACTCAATGTGCAGGTGTGGGCCGGTCGTGTTCGCGCCGGTGTTGCCATACTGCGCGATAACCTGTCCGCGTTTGACTTTATCCCCGGCCTTGACCTGCACTTTTGCGTGGTGATAGGTCCGGGCCACCAGATCGCACACCTTGCCGTTATTGCAGAGCACATCCCGGTAGATGATAACCGCCACAAGCCCCAGCCGCGAGAGTTTGCCGGTGGTGGCCGGTCCGTCCTGACCGGCTGCAATCACTTCGCCATCACCCAGCGCAAGCACATCATGGGTGTTGGGATCGTAACAATCCACGCCGTAATGGTGGAATCTCCAGTAGGCGTAATAATCCGGGTGCTTGTACCCCGCTGTGACAAGCAGCGTTTTAAACGGGAGTGTAAGACGCTGACTCATTTGACCACCCTGTCCTTGTACGGCTGCACATACCCCATTGCGCGATTGCTGTCGCTCACGCCTGCGGTTGTCGGGTCGGTCAGGGCGTTAAACACCGAGACGAGCACCGCCACCACCACAACGGGATTCTGCACGGCTGCGACAAAGATATCTCCCAGCGCTGCCCAGGAGGTCATGTCCTCCCACGCAAGCCCAAAGTATGCGAGGATCGGCAGGACAACGGCACATGCCATCTGCGCCCACCAGAGCGGGTTTTTAATGCGTACTTCCCAATTGATTTTCATTATGTAATCCTCCCTTAATTTTCGGTGTATTCCGTCCAGCCCGACACGCCCGGCTCCCAGACATTCGCGTCAAGGTCGCTAATCCAGCGCTTGCCGTTGTGGCTGACCTTTGCGCCCTTTGCATAAGCGTCTGTACTGCCCTGCGGCTGCCTCCATTCCGGCCACTCGATTGCAGGATCATCTATCCGTACCCACAAAGACGGGGCCGCGTCAGGTGTCCAGCTCGCTTGTGAGGTATGTGCAGTCAGACACTTATAGAGCAGATCCCCGTACCGCACCCGGTCTCCCACGGCATAGGCGACGCTTTCGGCGCTCCAGCGGTCAAACAGTTCCGGCGCAAGGATCGCCTTTTCGTCGGTGGTGCCGGATGCTGCCGCCCGATAATTTGCCATCTTTACCCGCGCTCTGTCCTCATACATGCCCATATCATTCGCCTCCCTCATAGATGTTGATAGCCGCCAGCATGTCCGCCGTTTCGGGATCAACCGCTCCCGCTCGGATCGCATTGGCCTGCTCTTGGGTGATCCACTGGACGGCAACGCAGTTTTCGGTAAATTCAGGATCTCCCTCAACCGCTCCTGTCCCGTCGAGCTGCTTGTCCGTCAGGAATTTGCTTATGTACCGTGCAAGGATCTCATCATAGGTCATGTGGTTGTCCCTCCTTCGAGCGCCGCCGCGTGAAGCATTGCGGCGGTATAATTTTGTTCTGCGGTCGCGCGGGCCAGTTCCAATGCCGTCACCTGCCGCTCGGCCTCTGTATGCAGCGCCTGATAATACGCTGGGTTGTCCCCGGTGCTGCGGCTGCGTAAACGGATTTTGGCCCACGTCCTGCTGTCCATGTCCGCGATGTCATAGCAGATGCGCGGGATGTACCGGCTGATGGTGGTTTCCTGCTCGTCGCGGATCTCTTGCGCCGGGTCGAGCAGGGCGCGGATTGCGTCGTGGCCCGTGGCCGGGAATGCAAGGATGAGTATCTCCTCGCTTTGGTCATTGATTCGCGCCATTGTGACAGACGCGATTGTGTCGGGGGATTGCGTGTTGTCTATGTAGATCATGTTGCCTCCTTAAAGTGGGCTATAAGAGCCATCGGGATTGGGAGCGGGGTTAAAGAGCATGTCCGCAGGCAGGGTAAACGCGGGGCGGACGCCGCCAGAGTTGGAACACTTGGAGTTTTGCCAGTCGCCATAGCCGACGTACGAGGCGTACGTGGAGTCGATGATGGCCGGGGAGCGGAGCCACCAGTGCATTGTGGAACCGTTCAGTGTTGCAATACGCTTGCTGTCGGAACTGTTGTCTGCACAACCTGCGAAGTAGGACAGCTCTGCGCCTTCACGGGTAGGCATATAGCTGTGGTTAAAGCTGACTTCCGTAGAACTCAGCAAAAAAATTTTAGCGGATAATCCATCAGCCCCGCTGTTTACTGTTTTGCTGGTTCCACTTCCCGGCCGATATGGAATCTTAACTTGCTTAATAGCAGCTGCAATATTACTGTCAAATAGACTAAGATAGGTGCTATTCAGATAGCTGTGAATTGTGCTGTTGGCATAGTCGTTGATATTGGCGCTATGCCATTGCCGCATTTCGTATATATCTTTTATTAATAGCCAAGCTCCGTCGCAGCTTGTATCATACATCGTCGCATCTGGATTTCCCTGATGCACGATCAAATGATTGTAAGCCACACCGCCAAGATTTAATTTGACTTCGCCTCCAACGGCCAAGGTGCTAATCGCAATCCCCGCCATAGGTGTTGCCACCCCATAGGCCACAGGGCTTGTCTGCCATCCATAGGTACAGCGGATAAATACCCGCACATGATGGACTACGCCGTTTGTAAGCCCCGACAGGACACATGAGAGCGTCCCCGTCCCCGGCAGTACCATGACCGACACGCCATCCGATGGGCCGTTTGGCATGTGGGTGTTGGCGGTCACGACGTAGTATTTGACCAGTGAGGCGTATGCCGCGTCCACCGCGCTAAAGGTTGCGTCTATTTTGCCGTCCCCGCCTTTGAGCGTGAGGTTTTCCACCTGCGACGCAAGGTCGCGGGTGTTAATCCCGCCAAAGGATAGGGCCTTGCCTTTTATGTCTGACATGAGATCACCTCCTAAGCTGCGAGCGGGCTGTAAGAGCCGTCGGGGTTAGGTTCGGGGGCGAGTAAGAGATCGGAGGGGAATATTATGATAGGTCTTATTCCAAGTTTTCCATCCCTGCTCGAGTTTCCGTAACCGCCACTTGCGCTTGGATCAAATATTTTTGAATTGCTCGCATTTGAGCTTCTCGACCACCAAAGGCTTGCTATCCCGTCATAATAGGCAATTCTTTTTTTGTTAGCAGCATCATCACGCCCTAAGATAAAATAGTCTAGCTTCTTCCCGTCCGAAGCTATAACCCAGCTATCAACATTTACATATCCCAGCTCAGATGCAGCTGGCAAAAAAACCTTTGTAGATAATCCGTTTTCCCCTGAATAAACCGATGTCGAAGAAAGACTTGTTAAATATGGAATTTTAACCTGTTTTATAGCGTTCTGAATCCCACTATCAAACAGCCCCAAATAGGTACCATCAAGATATTCATGGATCGTACTGTTTGCATAGCTGGTGGTGCTGAGCGTTCCCCATGCTCTTTTTTCATAAATATTTTTGATCATGCACCACGAACCGTTACAGCTCGCATCGTATTTGACCGTATCTGGATTTCCCTGATGCACAACCAAATGATTATATGGCACGCCACCGAGATTTAGCTTGACCTCTGACCCCACCGCCAAGGTGCTAATCGCTATCCCCGCCACCGGCGTAGCCGTCCCCACCGCGTCCACGCTGGTCTGCCATCCATTATCCCCCCGGACATAGAGCCGCACATAATACTGCACCCCATTGGTAAGCCCCTCGATGCTCGCGGAGATAACCGCATCCCCGATTGCCCCGACCTGCACGTCCTTAATCTGTACCCCGTCCATTGGGGAGGATGGCGCACTGCCGGGCTTTGCAATGAGCCGGTAATACTGCCCGAGATATAGCCACTGCGAGGCGATCCCGGTAAAGGTGCAGTCGATCTTGCCGTTGCCGCCCTTGAGCGTCAGGTTAAGCCCCTGCGGTGGGATTGTCTTTGTACTGATCCCGCCCCCGCCTAGCTCCTCGCCGTAGATCACGCTACCACCTCCACCGGCGTTAAGGTCAGCTGCACCGTGATGTTACTCTCTGGGATCGCTCCAAATGCTTTTGCCGTAGCTGTGCCATTGTTATTGTCAATCCGTAAGGTTACGCCCGCGTCCATAAGGGCAAGCTGTGTGTCGTCGTCCACGCTGATCCCAATGCGCACATCGTCCACAATGGAGCTATGCGTTACCGCCTGCGTCCACATCTCGCGGGTGCTGTCCTTGACCCATGAGGCCACGGGGAGGGTTACGGTGATGAGGTCGGATGGATCGGCCTTGCCCGCAATTGCTGCCTCTGCCGCATCCAGGTTCGCCTCCAGCTTTCCCAACGCCTCATTGACTGTATCCGTTGGCGTGAGCGCTCCGCCCGTTGATGGTTTTGTGTAACCAGTTAGGATTTTGTCGGCTTTGCTCGTTTCCAGATCGGTAATATCCGTTTCATTTTGTGTGATTCTCTGTGTGTGGCCTGCCAGCGCGGATTCTAACGCTGCTTTCCCATCCGCATGCTCTTTCAGTTTGGAATCAATGATATCGGCATTCCCGTTGAAATCTTCTACATCATAATTTTCATTTGGTGCCGGTTTTTTCAGCTTATAGTTTGTGGTTTCGGTCAAGACAGATTTCCCTCCCTCAGTTCCAAATGCGTCCACACCGACAACTCGCTATGTGTAAAACGTGACAGATCCGAATGAGTATTATAGGTATACTCAAAATCAAAGTTTAAATGTGCAGGCTTGCAATCCTCCAAAGCCGCGCGAAGATCCTCCATGTTGGGCGGTATGCCTATCATCCCGACGAATTTGACAGTAAAGCGATATTCCGCAGGATGCTCGATGATCTCGCACTCAGCATTTGAAAAGCTTTCGGCCACACTCTTTACCAATTTAACCGTTACGGTCCCAGTCCCGCGCAGTTTTGAAATAATACGGCTGCGTCGGTATTCAATATCGTAGTTTTCGTTGACTTCCAGCCCGAGTTCTTCTTCCCATCTGGAGAGTGAAAAATCCGCCGTGTTCACAAAGAATTGATCCAGAACATCGTCAAAGCGTTTTTCAATTCGGTTTAACTCATCCGCATTTGCGCCATTGATCGCCGCCGTCAATTTTGAGGTTTGATAATAGACGGGCATTTTTTCGGTAAGTGTTCGATCATCCAAAGATCACACCTCCAAGAACTGCGGCCTGCGTATCTTCAATCGGAATATTTGCAGTTCCGCCGTTAAGTGTCAAATTGTTATAATCAAGCACACCAGCGCAGTTAAGAACTGTGTTTCCGATCTTGGCATAGCTTACATAGGTTTCTTGAAAAGCGATATCCTTTAGGTATTCAATCAGCGAATTTTTGATGTTTTCATGTACTGTCTCCATCGTATAATTTTCACTGTCTATTTGCAGGGTAAGAGATACGTTTACCGGTAGCTCCTCCGCACTCCTGACCGTAACGGCGGCCCCGATTGGCCGTACTTCTTCAATGTGCGCCAGCGTGGACGCGATCAACGCATCATCGGCTCCACGCATGTTGGCGTCTATAATTATAACCGTGACCGTTCCTGGACCATTGTCAAGCGGAAAAACCCTTGCGTCTCCAACTCCGGTAACTTCCTTCGCCCATCCGAGATAATGCCACTTATTTCCCGATGTCGCAGGCGTGCGGGCTTTGATGTAATACCGTTCCCGAAGGCTGTCATCGCTTTCCTGATCGTATCCGTTGATAAATGGTTTTGCATTTGTAACTGTTCTCAATCCTTCAAGTGTTTTCGGAAAGCTTTTAATCGCGCCCGCCGGAACATTACCGGCCGCGCCGGCGGTTTGGCATATCACTTCTATATCAATCTGGCCGGATGCAGGAAGTGATGCGTCGCGTGTAAAGGCAAAGCTCACGGTATCGCTCGCTACCAATTCGCCTGCGGTGATCGCTGCCCCCGCAACACCAGCAATGGTCACCACCCCGCTTGCATAGGTCGCCTGTCTGCGGATGACATTTTTCTCGGCGCATTTTCGGTCTAAGTTATCTCCTGTGGCGGTATCCACGAACCCCTGATCCAACATATAATCTGACTTTTCATCCAATCTTGCCGTTTCTATCGCTGTTGGCATTGTAAGGTCATATACGAACTCGCCCTTATTTTTGTCGAATTCGTCGTCAATGTTTCCCAGCATCCTTTCATGAATCGTTGCTACACTGTCAGCCATTGGTATTGAACCTCCTGTTCGCCATATATGCTTTCCACAGCGAAGGACGTCTCCAAGGTTCTCCCGTCCCGCTTAAAAGTAAATTCGCTCACGGCAAGAATCTCAGAATCCCGCAAAAGCGCTTCGGTCACTTCGCGTTCCACCTCAGCGCAAAGAAAAGCAAACGGATATTGCCGGTTCGTTAAATCGAAGGTATTCACTCCGTAAGGCTCCGAATCCTGCCTGTAGATCTCGTACTTATTCAAGATCGTTCGCAGGCACTTTTCAATGCGGATTTTTACAGCATCCGCACCAGCCAATTGGATGATCCTCCCGTCCTTCAGGACGAAATCACCCGATACAAAATCAAAGTCCAGCGTCTTTCCGCGCTCTCGACGCTCCGTCAAAACGTCGTCGCTGATTTTTACTTCATACTCCGGAAATATCATTGCACCACCCGATCAATCACAATAAATTTCTGTGCTTTTCCCGGCGTGACAGCGGTCGGAATACAGGCTACCAGATCACCCGACTTTAATGGCTGCGTAAAGGTTATACTTCCCTGCCCGGTAACACTCCCGTTTTCGTCTATGGTTTGGAGCGCCGCGTGTGCTGGCACAATCTCTATCTGCGCGGTTCGCTTCTGCCCTTCCGCAAGGGCAGAGCAGACATAAAGTTGCGATGGTTCCAAAATAACCGCATCAGCCAAAAGCGCAATGCGCAATGGGGAATGCGATATCACTTCGCCAATCTGCGGCCGAATCTCTGCCTTGTTGTCTCTTTGACGAAACTGCGCTGCCATTTCGTCGGCCCATCCCACAGCTACCACTCCAATCCGATTGATATTTGGTGTTTCCCATCCACAAGAGAATGCTCCGCCGACCTGATCCGATACCATCCGTTTAGAGGTCCCGCTTTTATTTGGACCATTCGGTTTGCCTTTACCTGCATACCGCCCGCAAGGGCCAAAACCGGAACGGTACAAGTATGTACGACACGGTTTCCTTCGGATAGTCTGTTCTTTGCAATGGAAGCGGCTCGCGCCACATCCTTGTCATCCACATTCTCGATAATCTGATGCAACCCATATTTGGCAATACTGGTGGCATCCTCCGCAACCGATTGAACCGCCGTGTTTTCTTCTCCGCCACTGACCACAATCACACGGTTCACAAGTTCTTTGATGCTGCTTACAATGGAGAGACTTTCTCCGACCAGCAGAACTGGTGAAATTTTTTTATTCGTCAGGCGGTCAACTACTAATTTATCTGCCTGCATTTCCCGCACGTATTGAACCCCCTGATCCGCTTCTCCCTGGCTGAGAATATCGTCCAGGATTGAATTCAAGCTGTCCTTGTAAATCTGTGTAATGAGGGTCGGGATAGAACAGCAGGAGCATTTCACACCGTATTCGCCTAAAATGGAAGTAATGGCGGCGTTTGCGGGCATTTGATTGAATTGTTTTGTCACTTCATTTTTCAGAAGATGGGCATAGTCGAACGCCACATAGCTGAATGTGTATTTGTTCGCCGTTTTTTCACATACGATTGCTCGGATATCCTCTTTTCCATCAAAGAAGGTGCTTATTACCGTCCCCTCTGGAATGTTATACAGACTGTCAAAGGTGATTTGCGCGCCCAGCGTTGCGGCGTCTGTTCCCCATGAAATGTTATTTGATTTGTCGGTGATGCTCCTGCCGTTCGCCGTAAGTTTAAACATTGCGGTACTCCTTGAAGGTTACGCTGTATACGATGTTTCCCGTCTGGTTTTCATGGTAAGCCAAGCTTTCAACGGACGCCAAAAGATTGATCGTATTCCTTCCGCTTATAACAAGCCGCACCGTTCGTTTTCTGCGCATGGCCACATCCAGCATATTGATAATTTCTTTTCCGCGCACACTGCTTTTTGCAAAGTCATAGGATCGCCCTGGCAGAACTCCTTCAAGCGATATCTCACGCAACCCAGCGCCGCCCATAATATTGTAAACACCGCTTTGATAGGTTGGAAATTCTTCATTGCGTGCGGAAACTGATACTTCCGGCATTTCGGCAGGGATGAAAGGAAGTCGATACATCCGGCCACCAGAGCTTAAATAGATATCAGCCACACAATCACCTCCTAGCTGTTGATGAGTGCGGTTTGAACTTTCCGCATAATCACGCCACCTAGATAATCGGCATACTCTCGATTTCCGATAAGGTTCCCCTGGATCGTCACATTGACCGTCACGTTACCACCTACGCGAGATTTGTCGGCAGGTATCACTTTTGAACCGTTCGGCAGATTTACAATCTCGCCGCCGCGCTCATTGATTTTGGCAAGTCCTCCTCCGAAGAACTGTGTGCCGAGTGCGAAATGCGGGATCTCTGGGATTGCAAGGCCTACTGTTTTTCCGCCACCAAGTCCCTCCGGGACCCATTCCGGCATTTTAAAGTTTGCGAACTCGTTGAAGCCCCTAATCAGATAATTTAGACCATCTATAATCAGATTGATAGGGGCTTTTACCATGCCCCCCAGTGCTGTCCACGCACCGGAAAAGATCTCCTTGATCCCTTCCCAGGCTTTTGTCCAATCCCCTTCAAATACGCCGGTTAAGAAAGTGATAAGTCCATTAAACATGGACATCATACCTTCGATGTACGTTTTCATGCCGCTGAAGAAGTCAGACGCATAGGTTTTCATTCTTCCAAAAATTCTTTCAAATACCGGACCCAGCTTTTCGGCCAACCATGCGACGAACGGTTGCAACGCTGTCCATGCAGTTTTTATCAGATTGATAAAGTTACCCACAACCGGAAGAATGTGTTGTTGAAACCACCCGTACAGCTCCTTCAGCTTCGGCACAACCTGCGCCTTTAGGCCCGCCGCGAATTCCTTAAACTTTGCCCACAGTGCATTCACCTTATCGCGGAAGGTTTCACTTTTACGGTATGCCGTGACAAACACTGTGACAAGCGCCGTAATCCCAAGAATGATCCATCCGGCGGGAGAAAATGCAAGTGCGCCTTTTGATGTGACGAAAAGAATATTTTTCAAGGTGTTGAACCCGCTGACAATTGACTTGATACCGGCAGCGATTTTCGACCCGGCCATAAATCCGCCGAATGCCGCCACAATCCCCAGAATCGTATCTTTGTTTTCAGCCGCGAATTTTGCCACCTTGGAAAGCGATTCCACGACCTTTTGGAATCCCGCTGCCGCACCGTTGGCGATTTTGTCAAGGGTCCCATCATTCTGCCATTTCTGCAAAAGGTCTGCGAAAACGGTCGCCTTTTCACGAATATAGTCAAGCAAAGACCCGGATTTAACTGTGCCATCATTCTGCATTCCTACAATCCGCGCAAGGGAATTCTTTGTAACGCCGGTAATTGTGCTCCATACCCCGCGCGTAGTCTTGGCGAGTTTTTCCATGCCTCCGGCATAGCGGTCGTTAAGCAGTGCCTCAAGTGCATCTTGAAGTTTTGCCGCGTCGGTAATCTGCCCCTTGCTGTTTAGAAAACTGCCCCCAAGGTTTGCCTTTGCGTATTCATCGACCATTTCCTTTGTAACGCCCAGAGTATCCCGCAATGAGGCGAAGTCGCCGGTTGTCGCGGCTTTGATAAATCCGCTCTGGATATCTGCCATGCTCCGATTGACGCCTGCTGCGGCGTCTCCAAGTACCGGAAGCCAACGTTCGGATTTCAAACCAAACATTTCCAACGAACTCGCCGCAGAAACAAGCTCTCCACCCTCAAACGGCGTTTTGTTTGCAAGGTCAATAGCATATTTCATAACCTCTGCGGCCCGCCTTGTGTCCTTTGTAGCGGTTTCTAGCTGTGTCCTGAATCCTTCCAGATCCATTGCTTCGGAAAGTCCGGTCTTGAGGGCGAACGCTCCCGCAATCCCAGCGCCCGCCTTAATGAGTTTACTTGCGCTGGACACCATACCATTTATCTTTTTCTGAAAATTGTCAGCCATATGCTTAACCTGCAAGGTCGCTGCCTTTGCTTCCTTCGACATACCCTTCAGGTCTTTATTGACCTTGAGCAATCCTTGGCTCATATTGTTTTTCAGATTCAAAATGGTACTGATCGTTTTCGCCAAGCGTTACGCCCCCTTTTTGCCAAACAGTCCTGTTATGATTTCTCCTATTTCCTTGTAATAGAGGTCGCGCGCGCATCCCAGAAATACTTTTTCGGAACTGTCCAGAGCTGCAAGATCCTTTAATCTCCAGCCCCGAACTACATAAAAAGCCATCAAATTCAACTCCGGGTCGCGCGCTACAAGTTTTTTACCTTGTCCTCAACGCCATTCATGCCAAACAGCTCCGCAATCTGCTCGGAAATTGATCCGATATCCGCGAGATCGAAAATTGCGTCGACCGCGTCAAAAGGGTCTGTAATGTCAAGCCCTTTATGTAGTTCAGGACTTTGCAGCAGATCGCAGGTCTGATAAATCAGCTTTTTCATGGCATCCATCTGCTGCCGTGTGCTTGTACCATCGCCCATTTCGTCAATTGTATCCATGAGGAGAACGTCGCTTGGCTTCTTGAAAACAAGCGTCGCATTCATTGAGGGCACGAACACATCAACTGTTTTAAATTTATCGGCTTCACGCTGCGTCTTGCGGGCAATCAGATCCTTTATTGTGGCTCGTTTTACATCTTCCCTTGCCATCTTTTATTCCTCCGCAATCTTTTCAAGGATACGGTACTTCGCGAATTTAAGCGGTATCTCTTCCTCCACAAGCGCTTTCTGTTCAAAATTTGCAAGGTGAAATTCGGTAAACACCACATTTTCTACAGATGAACGCTCTGACTGTCCTGTTGCCCGATCAGTCAGTTTGGTAATAATTTTGATATCCGGCATCACGCCGCTTGAATACGCATCAGACAACAGGGATAGGACCATGCTGTCCACCTTTTGCAGCGTAATGGAGCCATCACCTGAATACCCGGTAAAGATGCTGTATGTTGCTGGATCACCGCAAAAGCCGACATCTTCAAACGATCCTGTCAATTTTAGTTCGATTTTTTTTATCAGTGCGAGCCGTTTTCCATTCAGCCAGACATTTCCACTTGTACCAGTTAAAACTCTGTTTTCATTTGGCATTTTTACCCCTCCTTAAAACATCGAAATCGGGAATCTGAGGTTTTCCATAGCACCAAGAATTTTGATATTTCCATCCAGAAAAACATCACGCTTGTATGTAGTGATTCGGACCGTTGCATCATCCCAATATTCCGCCTCCGGTTTTTCGGCAATCCACGCGGCACGCTGCGCGGTGATGTCAATGTCCGCATTGTTGGCATAATTATTGTCGAGAACTTCGTTTCTCTCGAGTGTGTCAAAGTAGGTATTAACTGCGGATACGAAAAGCATCTGATTATCCAGGTTGTTTTTATAACGTCCCTGGTATTGATTCTTGAAGGTATCTCGAATATCGTCCTCAATCAGATCCATCGTTTCCACAATGTCAATATACTTCATGTCCTCCGTGTCATTTCCGGTCAGCGTGGTCATACTGTTGATTCCAAGCCCGATTCGCACGTCGTCAAAATCGTTAATCAGAATCATCTTTCCAGCGGTTAGTGCGTCATTAACATCCGCAGGTTCTTCCGCCGCTTTCAGATTGGCGCAGATATAGTTTGTCGCGCCTCTGCTGATATTGCAGGCGGCAAGAATCCCAAGCAAGGAAGGAATGTATTTATCCCCGGTCTGCTCTCCACGGCTGTCCAAAAACGTCACCTTCTCATTTGCAAGGTTTACAATATACTTGCTATCTGCTGCGCTTTTGAAAACGATCCCTTTATAGGTCCTGTGATTCAAAACACGCTGCGACTTAATCCATTCGGCCAATGCAGTATAGTCCTCTGCGGTTCCAACATGGGCAATCCAACCGGTTTTTACCGTCTTTGCGATAATTGCAAGTGCATCGGCTAAAGTGTCGGTTGTGCCAATTCTGACAGCATAGAGCTTCGACGGCAAGAATGTCATTGCATCCGCAAGCTGCTGATAGTTTTCAGCTGTATATTTTTCCTTGTCGATGAACAGCTCTCGCTCGTTCTGGTACATCCGTGTGCTGAACGTTTCGTCGGTGTCGTCCTTCAAAATCAGGAGCGCGATTCCGCGTTCAGACCTTGACACAAAGGTGCTCGCAAGCTGTTTAAATATAATTTCAATGGTTGGCAGTTTCAATTAACTCACCCTTTCGTGAATGTTGAGTGTATCCATGAGCGGCCTGTCGTCAGTATCCGGGAGAAGTTCCACGCGGTAAAGGTCAAATGAGCAGATCAGCACGCCATCAGTCACGACGCTTTGTACTTCGTCAATCGGGATTGCCCCGCTTCCAACAAAGAGATCGTCCATAAATGCATTTTCGAGCAGTTCCCGCATTTCTGTATTCTCTGGCTTCGGGCGTTGCCTATTCTTTGCAAAGAAATAGATTCTGACGGTTACGGTTCGTTCCAAGCAACACCCGTTAAATTTCCCCCCGTTCCCATCCCCGGTCTCCACCTTGATGGAAGGTCGTTCGATTGGTTCTTCCACATCCTGATCGATCAGTGGGACGTTCTCAAAAGCCCCTCCCTTTTTTGCGGACTTAATCCGCTCATTGACAGCGAGATTGATGTCAAAAAGCGTCACTTGCTGATCCCTCCCAAAGCCTCGTCGAGAAAATCTTCAATATCGGAATTGAATTCTGATTCGAATTGCTTCGCTGCATCCTCGAACACATACTTTCCTTTTACAGTTCCAGTTTCGTTTCCGTTCTCATCGACAATGCGGTGCCCATATTCGATCAGGTGTGCATGCGGCGCTTTTGACGAGTGGACGCGCACCGCCGTCCCGCCGTTTCCTTTATAGATGTAGACTTTCCCTCGCTTGATGTTTTTGTGATATCGGGAATCTTCACCGCCTTTGTGGTTGGGGGATTTTTTAACGCGTTGATTAGCGAGACTTAAAGTCTTTTTGCGGAGCTTATTTCCTTCCTGTTGAACAAATTTCTTGCTTTCTTTTGGGAGATCCCGCTGTGCAATTTCCAGTAGCAAATCCGCATAAGCATCAACTTCGCTCGTGTCGAATCCATCTGCCATTACTCCACCACCAGTCTGCAATAGATTTCCACTCGATCGCGCTGCCGATAGTTCGGCATAAAGTATTTCACGTCATACCGCTGCCCGCGAAACAGGAAATACATGTCATTTGTCAATTCAGTTGCAGATTCGGCTCTGATTGTGATTTTATGGGTTATTTCAGCATATAACATACCGCCAGAAATCGGATATTGACTTCCCGATACAGGCCTGACTTCTGCCCAAAGCGTTTTAATTTTTACATAGTCGTATGTCTTTTCCTCTAAATTGTTTTTCGCTTCCTTTTTTCCATAAAGATCCACGCGACAATTTAGCCGTGACGCAAGATTCATGAGCACCACCTCACAGCAGGTTCACCGAATGCAGGCCCAGGATTGTTTCCACCACCCGGTTCACCTTATCATTTTCCACCGTTGATTGTCGGTTATCATACATGTCCGCGCAGAGCGCCAGAATCGCAATCGAAATTTCCTCGTGCTTGTCCAGTTCTTCATCGGTCAGCCCGGTATAGCTCTTGACAAACGCCTTTGCCGCTGCAAGCAGCGCCTCCGGGGACAGATCCGCGTCCATGTCGTCCATGCGCGCATACTTTATGACTTCATCCGGGGTAATTTCACTTGGTTTCATTCGTCTTTCCCCTCTTTTTCGGCTGCTTTTCCTCCATTGGCTCCACGTACCCGGCGGCAAGAAGGTCGTTTAAGACCTCCCCCGCCGGGATATCTCTGGTTTCCCCTGCATACATGGATATAAGCCCGGAAAAGCTCACCTGTGCCTTAACAATCATCAGGACGCTTTCATAACCAGGGCCGCAAGCTTCTGGTTGTCGGTGACCTTGCTGTCAAACTCAAACCAGGCGACAACGCCGATTGCGTGCTGGGTCGCGTATTTCTCCCGCAGCACCTCGATAGAGATGTTTTCCCGCATATTGACTGAAAGGCCGCTGCAATCCCCATACAGGATCGCCTTTGCACTCGCGGCAATGGCGGGCATGTTGTCGCTGAGGTAGACCGGTTTTCCAAGCAGGCGGTACGGGAATTCCCCGGTTACGTCATCCTGGAGCAGATATCGGTTGTTGCCGTCCTTGAGTTTCTTGATCGCGGTGAACGTGCTGGGGTTCATGATCCAGCAGGCATTCCCCTGATAGACCTGTTTGACCTTTGCCTGCAGATCGATCAGCTCGTCGGCGGTGATCGCTGCGGCGGATGCTGCAGTCAGGGTGGTGGTGGTCGAAAGCGCGCCAGTCGCCTTGCTGGAAGTGCCAATGAGCAGTTCCCTTTCCAAAAACAGCGCGATTTCCTCCGCCATCTGGCTGACGATGAAGTTGACAACACTGAACGTTCCGTTGTTTTCGACGCTGCGCCCAATCAGGGTCAGCGCACCGGCCAGATAACCGGAAAGGTCAACCGAAGTGAACGCGCCGGAATCCGCTGTGATTTCGGTGAATTCAGTCTGATAACCGACCGTAATGTCATGGGTGGAATCCGCCTTACCCCACACCGGGACTTTAAGCGTACCCTTCACGTTGTAGATGGTCGCTTTTGCCAAGATCGGGCAGCGGTCTTTGACCTCCTTGATGATCCGGTTTGCAATGCTGGTTGGGATAATGGCCCCATTGTTTCCCATGTCCATGTTCTGCTCTCCCGCGCGCAGCTCCGGCACCTTGCCCATGACATAGTCGGCAAAGGCGCGTTCCTCATCAGCCGCGCGTTCCTCCGCCTCACTTGGGACGGCTTTCTTTTCCACTTTGCGGGCGCGTTCCTCGCGGGCAATGGTTTCGTCGATCGCCCGGATTTCCTTCTCCGCCGCGTCAAACTGCGCGGCTTCCTCTTCGGACATCGCGCGGGTTTCGGTATCTGCGGTATGCAGCAGGTTTTCCATGATCTGCTGCTGTTCCGCACGTTTTTCCATCAGTGCTTTCAGATTAATCATTTTCAAATTCCCTCCAATAATCAGTGTTTGATCGCGTTTATTCTTTCATGGTATCCAGAGTTATCGAACGCCGGTTTCGGCGGCGGTTCTTCGGTGACTTTGGGAACATCTTCAAACGCCCTGGTTTCAATTTCCACCTCCGCATCTGCGCGTATTTCCACAGAGGTTGCGGAATAGACAGGGGTTTTCTTGACAACCAAGGTCAAATGTTCCAGATCAAGCGCCTTAATCCGTCGCAATGGCAGCTGATCCGCACGCTGTTCAAGCTCATCCTGCACATTATACATTCCAAACGACCAGCCCCTGATCTTGCCTTTCTTCGCAAGTTCAATAAGCGTCTCATCCGTTATGAGTACATCCGCATGCAGGCCGATATTGTCCTCGTACAGCTTCAATGTGCCTTCGTCTGTGCTGGCATACACATGACTATTATCGTGATCCACCGTAACTGTGATATTGCCCGCCCGGTCAATCGCCTTTTCAAATGCGCGCGGCTCAATCTCTTCGATCACCCTGCCGTGCGGCGTAATGACCGGACGGCTCTTCTTTTCGGTGACATTGACATAGCCACTGATGTGCGCCCCGTCAGCTCGAAGTTCAATTTTCATTTTCCCCACCACCTTTTTCGATTGTTTTGATCTCCCGCTGCTCCATCCGGTTGAGTTGATTGGTGTTCGGCGTGTAAAGCAGCTTTGTTTTCGGATCATACAGAACGTCCTGTAATCCCAGCTTCACCCACGAAAGCCCCAGCGGTTCCAGATCCTCCGCATAGCGAACTTCATCGATCTGCATGAAGTTCGCGTCCAGCGCGACCTTGTAAGCGTCGAACCGCTCCTTCATGTCGCCTTTCAGCAGTTCCTTCGTATCAAACGCCCAATAATATTTTCCTTTCTCTTTCTCCAGCAGGAAATCCTTATTGAGCGCGCATTGGATGGTGATCATCAGCGGGATTGCCGCCAGCTTTGCAAGGCTTGCCGTATCTTCTTCGGTCGCCTTCCCGGACATCACCTCCGGGGAGATGTGGAATATTTTTGAAAACTCCCCGGCGTTGGTCAGCTTGTTTTCATTGAGCTGCATTTCAACCGAAGTGTTTGACGCCTCCTGGAAATCAATATCCGCATTCAGCACGATCATGTTTTCTCCGTCGTCGTTGCTGTACAGCCGCCGGAATGCTTCCCTTATCTGCGACAGGACGCCCGCTTCCACTCTTTTTTGCGCTTTCAGGTATCCCCGCTTGTTCCCTCCGCGCTTCACAAGGTTTCGTTCGAAGCACAAGGTCTGATATGCAATTTCAATCAGTTTTGAGCTTTCCTGCGTGATCGGAACGCCCTGTGCCCCGTCCTTGGTGTTGCGCAGAATTTTGAGAAAGTCATAGGGCTTGTATGTATGACCCCGTACCAGGATATCGAAATCTTTAAAAATCGGGTCCGGATTCTTAACGATTGAGATTTCCGTCTCGTCCACATAATGCAGACTTTTGAAACTCCCCTTTTCCCGGTTGATATAGGCGTACCCGCCCTTTCCGGTATAGTAGTCCCGCACAATGGCTTTCCAGAATTCGTTTGCATTCAGGGTGTCCCCTGTCTCATCCCCCAACAGCCGCAGGCGCGGATCGTCCTTAATTTCCTCCGCTTTGCCGCCATTGTCCTGATACAGCTTGATTGGTGTGCTCGCCACGATATTTGCAATCAGGTCGATACCCCCGCCCACAGCGGGCACCTGCAGGGCAATATCCTTCGTGACATTTCCGCCGCCGAGCAGTGCTTTTAACAGCGGATCGTCCATCTGCACTTCACTGGTATCCGCTCGTATTTCCTGCCCTTTGCGTTTAAACAGCCCCATAGAATCCTCCTTCACGTCTGAATCACAAAATCTGTTTCTCCGTTAATCAGTTCGACCTGCAGCGGGTGAAGCGCATTGATGATCGCCACTACCATGTCCACTTTTCCGGCGGACTTTTTCTTGTTGACATATTTATTAAGGTTGGTGTCCTCTGTGCACCGCGCGTTCTGGAAGTTAATTTCAAGCAACCGGTTTTCATCGTAAGTGAACTTCTTTTTAAGCACACATTCTTTGAGCAGCTTGGTTGCCGGGTGCAGAACCGAAGAATGCTGCTTAATTTCCAGGCATTCGATCCCGGCCTCTTCCAGCTTCTGCACCGAAGATAGCGCATTATAACGGTCGAAGCCCAATCCGACGATCTCGACACCGTATTTCTTCGGCAAGTCGACAATAAAGCGTTCCACAAACCCATAATCTATGACCCCTTCGCCGCAGGCAAAGCAGCAGCCCTCCCGAATCAGGCGCGGATAATCCACCTGTTCCTTTTTGGTTTTGAGCTCCACCCGGTCCTTTGGCAGAAATCCCCACACTTTTGCATAGATGGTCCCGTCCTCTTCGGCCAGCATCGCAACAGCGGTATTGTCGTCCGTCTGTGCCAGATCCAGCCCCAGCCAGACCCGCCGCCCGTTCCACCAGGCCGCTTTGTCCTTCCTTGCGCACTGCTTCACCTTCTGAATATCGATGTAACCTTCGACACCAAGGCCCTTGTACATGATGTTGCAGTGCTTACAGAGGAAGTTCTCGCGCTTGTTTTCATACAAAACGGCCATTGTACGCAAGTCTTTGATCGATTTGAAAATTTCGGCATTGCTGACCGCCGCCGGATTGCTTTGGAAAATAACCAGATCATTCTTTTCCCACTCCTTGGTCAGCTCTTCGTCCGGCTCATAGAGCAGGGAAAACACATCCTCCCGGTCAAGCAGCCCATCCAATACCTTTTTAGCTATGTCAACTTCGTCTATCATGACATTGTTATCGTTTGGGTACTGGGTGGAAATGATGATACCCAGTTTATTGCGGATGGTGATCTGTGACGAGCGCATTGCCTCCACCGGATAGCTGTCCAACGCCCCCGCTTCATCCGCAAGAAAGATATTTGCAAGCCTGCCGTCCATGCCGTCGTTAGAGTAGGCCAGCGGCGTGTATTCGATATCGTTTAACAGGCAGGTGATCATGTCGCGGTTGATTTTAAAGTGATCCGCCAGCGCAGGGCTGACCTTGATAATCTTTCGCACCGCCAGCCGCAGCTCGCTCGACAGCTTGTAGTCCGGCGCAACCGAAAAGAAGCGGGAAAACTGCGGTTCGGTCAGCATTCCCAGGATAAAGATAACCGCCGCATTGAATGTCTTAAAGTTCTTTCGAGCGATTTCCAGCAATGCCGTTGTGTAGAATCTCCGGTTGTCGTCCCTCGTCCTCGTGCAGAACACGGCGATAATGAGAAAATGCGCGTAATCTTCCAGCCCCTCATCCATTGGAATTTGCAGGTCCGGGTGAACCATCAGGCGCAGCAGCCGCAGGACTTTCCCGACTGACTGTTCATTAACGTATGCTTTCTTATGCTTGCCGTCCGCAATTTTCAACCACGCCTTTGCCTGCTTCTTGATGTACTTTCCTACCTTGCGGTTTCCCGACAGGCCGCACCACTTTGCATATTGATAGGCGCGGGTTTCTTTAATCATCTTCCCTCAGCGCCTTTAACAGCGGATCTTCCCTCTGCTTTGCCGCCTGCGCCGCCAGTGACCCGATTTTTGCCCGTGCCTGCGGAGATAAGCAAAGCTCATTACAGCACCGGTAAAGGTCTTTCGTATACTTGTCCTTGGTGGCCATCAGCACTGAATCGCTCATTAGGCTTTCGTCCTCATTCACGCGCCGTTCGATGCTTTCCAAGCGGTCAATGGCAATCGTGCATGTAGTCAAAATGTAGATGTCCAGCGATCCCAATATTCCGCAGTCGTTCAGCTGGTTCACAATATATTGAAAGATCGATTTTTGTCCGTCCGTAAAATATCCCGGTGGTTCAAGCGTTCCTTTTTTGCCCTTCACTGCATTTTCCAGAAAGGTCCGCGCTTCTTTTTCCGCATTTGTAAGATTTTTGGATTGTACGTTTACCGCTTTTGCGGGTCTCGCCATTGCTTCACCGGCTTTCGTTTTGGGATTTTATCATAAAAAGAGGGCCGCTGTTGGTGTTGACACTTTTTGCGTTCAAATTTTCACATGCCCCGGGGGAGGTCTCATCCTGCTCTTGCACTATCCTCAATAACTCTGCCCTTGGGATCTCTCCCGCCTCTGCCATCTCATGGTGATATGCACAGACGGTCAGCAGGTTGCCCGCATCAAGCCTCCGGTCCCAATCCTCCGCAATTGGGATGATATGATGTACATGCGTCTCTCTATATGTCAGCTTTGGCCCTCTGTCGATATAGAGGCCGCGTATACAAATCTGGCACAGATATTTGTCACGCTGCTTGATCTCTTCTCTTTTACGTTGCCATGCCCCTGTCGAACGGAACTTAAATGCTGCTGTCTGTGCGTTTTTCCGTTTCGGTTTCTTTGGACACTCGTATCCTCTTGGATGGAAACCGCCGCAATATTTACAGCTAACCTTCATCGCCTTTTATCAGAAATCGCTAAGGCCCGGATGATATTGCGTTGGGGCCTTGTAAGCGTTCTTCCAGAAATCTCTTCAATATATTCTTCAAGTAGCGTTGCGTCCTTGGCTTTCAGAGCCCACACTAGTTCCTCCGGCCTTGGCTCTCCCGGTGTCGCTTGTCTCATTTTGCGCCTCCTTTATCTTTCGGCACACCGCCTCATACTGTGCATTAAGATCCCTCAACTCCGCTTTTGCCTCCCTGCGCTTCTTCCCGGTCTTGTGGATTAA